ATCAGCAAGTAGTAGTTCTCCATGAGCAGTATAACCAAATTCGATCTTGAAGTCAACCAGGTCAATGCCCATGATGTAAAACATCTGACGGAGGTAGTCATTGATCCTTAGTGTCATCTCAATAAAAGGTTCAGGATCATATCCCATCAAACGCACACGATCTGGTGTCAGAAGAGGATCGTGCTTGCTATCATCCTTCAAAAAGAACTCAACAATCGGTTGCGGTAGTGGAGCACCTTCCTGAAGAGTTGTCTCACGAACAATAGATCCAGCGGCACGATTGCGACAAATGACTTCTAATGGAACGATACCTACTTTCTTACATACCATCTTATTAGCACCAACCATATTGATGTAATGAGTTGGGATATTTTCTTTGGCAAGTTTCTCAAAGATGATTGATGAGATACTACAGCAGAGAGATCCTTTTCCTAAAGGATGATCAACCATTTCACCATTACCAGCCGTCACCTTATCGTGATATTCAATGATAACCTGCTGTGCGTCATCTCCTTGATAAACGGTTTTAACCTTACCTTCTATAATTACTTCCATTAAAAAGAGGGTGTTCAACCCTCATAGTATATCACTCCCTAGTTCGTTTGTAAAGGATATTTTTAGTCCCTCTGACGCCAATCGTCAGGTTTGTCTTGATGAAACCAACTCTTAATATCGTCAGCATCAGTAAACCCCGTTTTATGATTGGATGGGTCGGGGTCTCCTAAACCCATCCTATTCAGAAAATCGTCGGTACTACCTTCCTCAATATCTTGAGAAGATTGTCTTCGTGCTTTCTGTAACCAATCACGAGCAGTGGTATGACTCTTTGCCAACTTCTCTGCCCAAATCATGTCATCTAATTTTACCTCTTCACCATTTGCAATACATTTACAAATAAACTCCAATCGTAATCGGTATTTTGTAGATAGCATAAAGTTACGCTTCGTTACTTTTATTTATTTTCTTCATAGCGTCTTTTTTCAAGATATTCAATCATCTCTTGCCTCCACTCCATCAGTTCGTAAAAACACTCTTGATTGTGAGCACAACCACGAAGGCGACTATCAGCTTTGATTACACTTTCAAGCATTAAACCAAGTGCATCACGTCTTTTTTGTTCTTTGGTGGAACTCATGATTTTCTTTTTCGTTTAGTGGTTTTTAGTTGGTTTTTGATGAAGTCTACTGATTGTTTGTAGGTTTTCAGAACCTTGATTTGATTACCATTATGTATAATCATAAATTTTTTTCCACATGGGATTACTGCCCACATACCATCATTCGTGACGTAACCCAATGGATTTTTGGGTTTTGGGTCAAGAATAGATGGAAAGGGGATGAAGGGTTTAAGAAACTTGTTCAAAATACTGCCGTAACACTGATGACAGTAGCACCAGGGTTTCGTGCCAGTGCTACTTGCTTGGCATCTTCATAGTCAGTTGCGATGACAATTTCATCAAAGACTTTGCCTGCTTTGAAGAGTTGAACTTTGACTTTCATGATTAGCGACGGATAGTAGAGATGGCAGGTTGACCCTGTTCAAATACAGTGTCTACAACCGCCTGGACGGACCTGGCGGTGCCTATGCCCACTTTATCATAAACAGGCACACAAATCAATCCATAGGTCTTGTGACGGTCTCCTAAGCGGATCACACGACCGATGGACTGACTGATGCCGATACAGTCCATGTTACGCATGAACAACACTGCTTCCAGACCACTGACATTGATGCCCTCAGACAGGATAGAATGGTGGATTACCACAAAACGCTTCTCAGAATCCTTGCCCCAGGCGTTAAGAGTCTTGAAGAACTCATCCCTATCAACCTTGACACCATCAATAAAAGCACCAGTCTTTGATGTGATGTAGAGGCAAGAGTATCCACGCTCACGCAGTTGATGGTAGAAGTCCGATTCTGCTAGCAGTTTGACAATCTGGCGTGTTGACCTTGCAGCAATCAGGATTTTGTTTAGAGAGTTACCATCAATCGTGTCCAGTAGGTTCTTACAGTCAGATTGTTTGAAATCACCTTGAGGCAATTCTGTGATAGAAACTCTTGGAGGAAGAATATAACCCTCCTCTACAAGTTTAGGAGCAGGAACATTACAAATGACCTGACCATAGACTTCACCATCATTCATCCCTGGTTTAAAGATGCTGACAGAGTGTTTAGGAGTGGCAGTGAAGAAATAGCATCTCTCAGCATCATTACTGAAGAACTCTGTAGGAGGGAAAAAGTTACGCTTTACAGAGTTATGTGCCTCATCAAAGTAGATAGTATCCACATTGACACCAGACTCAACTATGCGATGTAAAGAATTATAGGTGGTAAAGATGATACGATTACGCTTCCAAGTCTGTACTGCCCAATCGTAAATGTATTCTGATTTAGTAGTAGATTCATGATTAGTTTCTCCACTATGAACATGGAGAATACGAACCATAGGATCGGTAATAATCTCTAGGAACTCAGAACATAATTGATTTGCCAACAGGATACGAGGGGCAACAACAACAATAGTCTTAGGACCATTATTCTCAAATTGTTTTTTGGCATCTTCAATCATGCAGATAGTCTTGCCACCACCTGTAGGGATGATAACTTGACCTTTGATGTATTTCAACATCGCATCACATGCTTGACGCTGATGGGGACGAAGGGTGATGGTCATTGGGTTTGGTGTCTTGCAGATATTATAGCATGTCTCTACCGATGAACTCTGTATATTGTTAAGAGCTTATGATGTTCCCATCAACCGCGACAAGGCAGAGTCTACAGGTATTCCACGATTGTGTCAAGCTTTACGTCAACATACAAAAATTCCATAGTTGTGCTAGAATTATTGGCACCTTGATGTTCTTCTTCCTCTACATTAAAGACTTCTGGTTTTCCTTCCTGCCAGTAGACTCTCTGTCCCGTAGCAATCCACTCAATGTAACCATCTTCAACTTTTGTTGGTATCTGAATCCTTTTATATGGTTGTCTATGTGGGTTATAATCTCTATGTGGAGGTGCAATCATATTTGGTGGATAACTTAAAAAGTAAACACCAAGAATATCCTCATTTTCTATAATGTGAATCACAGGTTTGGATAATTCTTTATTTGGGTATTGAATTAAATTGATTCCACCCTTAATGTAACATATCTTAAGACCATATCCCATGTATTTTGATGTGATGCGTTCATTTCTCAATGGGAATCTAGTACCTCTTGCCCATTCATACAACAAATTCAAATCTCGTTTAGTAATCATAATCTAGTAAACATTACAAGTAGAGCATCATCAATTTCAAGTTTATAATCTTTATTTTCTAGTTTTGCATAATCAAACTTTTTAACTAGATTTCCATTTATGTGTGCTGTTCCATCAAAGCATATAATCCAACTCTTATCGTTACCAGTAAAAGATGATATCAATTTTGTGGCACTCCAATTATGTGATGAAACTAATGTGTTGAAACCATAAACTTCATAATAATCCTCACCATCTTTATCGGACAAAAGTATTCTGTCTTTACCCATGAAAGATCTACAATCAACAACTTCTCCTGCCATCCCAACTATAGACATTGAATCGGAAGTTGTGATTAGTTTCCCTCTTCCTTTGACAATAATTTGAAATAATGTTAGTGACTTATCTCCAGACTCAGCAAAGATTTCTTTTTTCTTATTTTTTGAACCACAGATATAAAACTCCTCACATTTTTTGAAGTATTTCATAATTCTATTTTTCTCATTGGTATCATCTTTTTATTTCTAGGAAACTTTTCTCTTTCTATTGTTTTTCCCACCAAACTTGAGATATCTAGAGAACCATTATCAATGACTTCTCCGTGTTGAAGTTGTTCATAATTATCTATTATTTCTTGTCCACGTATTGCTAGACCTTCTAAAAACAATTCAGTGTCTTGTAAATTGAAGTTGCTTAGATTAAAAGATAATGGTTTTACTTTGTCAATAGATTTTTCTGATTGTGAACTACAAAACTTGACGACGATTTGTTCAGTCTCGGGAAGATATTCCTCTATTTTAATCAGTATTTTCATCTTTGTTAAAATTAAATGAAATTGAAACTCTCTTTTGATCTGAAAAGTTCCTAGTTACAGAGTGGTCTAAAAATCCAGGGAACATCAAATACATTCCTATTTTCGGTTTATATGAACAAGATAGATCATCTCTTTTTATGTTTTGAAGCACTGGTCTGAATACAATGTGTCCACATTCTTCTGGAGTTGAAACATAAAGAACAGCAGAAACATCTGCGTCACCATGAGCATGGGTATTCGTGCTCATGTTTTTATCATGAATGTGTCCCCAATAATTAGTTAAGGAAATATTTTCACCATAAGCAACTTGATAAGCAACTGCCATTTCGCTAACAATTTTATCTATAACCTCAACATATGGACAAAAAGAATCTTCATATCTTGTGCTAGTTTTTACCTCACTTTTTCTTATCTCTTGATTATCTAGCAAAACTTTTTCAAGTTCTTTTAAGTCTAAGTCAGTTTCACCTTTTAATACACTTATCTGAGCAAGAATATCAACATGTATATCTTTTTTCATTCATCATCCTCATGTTGTAACATTCCCCATGTAGTCAGGAGATATTTTGTTCCCCCAATCGGTGGATTTCCCCTATGAATATGTGTGAATCCTGCTGGAAATATCAAAACACTTCCTTCTTTTGGTGTCACTCTCAAATGCTGATGTAGAAACTCTGTCTCTCCAGCTTCAAAATTATCATTCAGATAAGTTTGAACCACAAACAACCTAGGAGCATAGTTTACCCTACCATTTTCAAAATGCCATGCATGAAACCCACCACCTTCGGGTATTTTCTTTACCTTGACATCATATAATAAAAATCTACAGGTACTTAGAGGACTGAACTCATCAAGATAATGATCTACGCAAGGTTTTATTTTTGGTAGATAATTATTACCAATCCAAGTTCCTGCAGTTACATCATATTTTATTGCTAAATTACAAGAATTATGATTAGTTACATGCTTCTTTTTAGTTGATTCTGTTAAATACCCTCTATCTTCTAAAGAATCAATATAGTCTCTTATACTTTTACACTCATCTGGAGAGAAAGCATCTTCATATTCTCTTACAAAATTCTCCATCAATTATCATAATATCTAAGATATTTAGTTGACATCTCCAACACTGATAGTAGCAGAGTTTCCATTTAATGTAACTCCTGCGCCACTCAATCTTCTTATACCAAAACCAGCAGATCCGCCAGATCCACCGCCTGAAGTACTTCTATCACCACTGCCTCCACCACCACTTGATCCACTATCACCTATACCACCACCATTACCACCGTTACCACCTATACCTTCGTTATCAGCGTTACCACCAGATCCTCCAGCACCGCCTGAGTTCTCAGAACCGCTACTACCAGGTGAACCATCAGCATCCCAAGAGTCACCTCCAACACCTCCAACACCTCCTGGAAGACCTGCTCCGCCACCGCCGCCGCCACCAGAACCTAATTCATCATCAAATTTATCAGTGTCATATCCACCGCCGCCTCCACCACCTCCGCCGCCGCCTCCGACGATAGTTCCATTATTTTGAACTGTGCAAGTATATTGAAGACCTAATCCACTATTTCCGTTTTGACCTAAAAAACCATTCTCACTTGGACTGTTGGCACCTCTTCCACCATTACCACCTGCTCCAGCAATTTTTCCAGAACTTCCAACATCAACTTTTAGGGTAGTTCCACTATCCCAATTTCCAGTTCTCAAAGCACATATGCCCTGATCAGTATTATTTGTTGATGTTATGGTTTTATTGACATGTATTTTTACATGTGTTCCATTCGTGTTTGAAGGTTTAGATCTAAACCCACCAACTACACTTACATTTCCATTGTTATATCTGTTTTTTGCAATTTGTCTAGACTCTGTGCTTCCACTATAAAAATTTACGATAACATTTAATTGCTTACTATAAAAATCACTAAATTTTATCGTTCCACTTTGTGGTACACTTGTATCTAATGGTTGATTTGATAGAGCACCATAAGTCTCACTGATTCTATATGCCCCCAAATTATTATTTGGTGGTGTTCCAAATTCAGCAGAAATGTTACTAAAAGAAATTTGACTAGAAGATTGTAGTGCCATATGTTATTAGAAGCAATCGTTCCAGGATGAACCATTCCAAACTTGAAGTTTGTTAGTAGATGTATTGTAAATCATTGCACCTGCTTCATCAGAGCTAAGAGCATTACCATCAGTATCTCTCAAAGCATTCCGTTGAGATGTAGTAACTCTAGGTGGAATCATGTAAGCGATTGAAGCGCGAGATGTCCCATCATCAACAACATCTACAACACTTGACATATCTACAGCACATTTTGAAGTTGTTGTTACACCAACAACTAAACCATACTGTGCTTGAACATCACCTCTTACATCTAATTCAATGTTGCTTATTATTGTATCAGTTTTGATTCCAACTTCACCACTTCCCTGTATTATGAATCTATCAGCAATAAATGAACATGCCTGTAAAAGATCATCACCATCAGGATCAACACCTAAACCAACATTACCTGTAGTTTTTAAGTCATTAAATGTTGAAATACCTGTGCTGTTTACATTTCCAGTTAAATTACCAGTGACGTTTCCAGTTAAAGTTGCGGTAATTGCTGAAATATTTAAATTACCATCAATCGTAATATTGTTGTTAAAATAGGCATCCCCAGTAAAGGTAGATATACCTGATACACTTAATTTATGTGAAGGACTTGTAATTCCTATTCCTAAATTGCCCTCATATGTGAGTGACATCAACCTAGAAGTATTTTTTCTTCTATGCCAATGGAAATCACCTGTTCCTACACCAGCGGTTCCTGCT